AAATACAACAAATAGAAATACAACAAATAGAAATACAACAAATAGAAATACAACAAATAGAAATACAACAAATACCAGTAATAATCAAACAAGAAAATTAAGAAATAATACAGTTTTAAGAAATAAAGCAATTATCTCGAATTATGAAAAAAATATAATAGAACAAAATCCTCAACAGTTACCAAGCACAGAATTTATAGACTATGCAAAGAATTTATATGAACCATTTGTTATTGAAAAAGAAGAAAAAAGAAGATTAAATCAAAATGAAATAGAGTTAACTGATATTTTTTCTATTCCGTCTGAACTACTTAAACAAGAAAAAATAGCTAATATAGTTACCAGTTTTAAACAAAATAGTTCTATGAGTTTGGATAAATTTATAGCTTATAGTTTATTGTTTAAAAGTTTTGATAATTTTGAAAACAACGGAATAAATAAAGGAAAATTAAAAATGACTGCATTCAAAAATCAGGTTGGTAAAGACGTTTCTAGAGTAAATGTTAAAATTAATGGTGTAGAACTACCAGAAGGAATTGTAGTGCCTGATAACAATTATAAAACAGCTGACAACTTTAATTTATATATTATGAGAGAAATGGCTAAAAATGAATTACAAATAAATCAAAATATGATAATAAAAATAGATGCTATTATGTGCCAAGATTTATTTAATTTTATCAGTCAAACTATTTCTCTTTATATTAGTAATAAAGTTAGTCCAGAATCAGCAACTGAAGTATCAGCAAAAAAAAATATAGATATTATTTTAACAAAGGAAGAACAAAGTATTATTTTTAATTTTAACACTAGTTTAATGATTTCTTATAATAAAATGTATGACCCTGAATATCTTTGTGGTAAATATAGTTTTAAATTAAAGGTTGATTTAAAAAATAACACATATGCATTAAATGATTTTAATTTATCCTACAATGTTGATGATTGTAATCCAGAAAATGGGAATCAATCACAAGATAATGAAATGAATATGCCAACTGAAGGTCAAATACAAAATCAAAGTAAATTAAGTCAATTGAAAGACAATGCATATAATTTAGTTTCTAATAATCCTACTGCTGTTGCTGGAGTGGCGACAACTGGATTGTTATCTGGAACCGCATTGGCATTATTTTTGACAGGAATATTGGGCGGAAAAAGAAAACGAAAACAACAAAAACAAAGAAAAATAACAGTTTCTAAAAAACGCAAAACACAACGAAGACTAAGAAAAAGAAACAAAACAATAAAAAAAAGAAAATAAATTAGAAACTGATAATATAATAAAAATATTATATAATTTTATAAACTATTTAATATTTATTTATTCATATTTATACACTGCAAGTTGGTCTCATTTGTTCAATCACTTCATCTAGTCCCTTATCAAAATCTTTTTCAATTGTCCAGCCTAAATCTTTTACCTTTTGATTGCTAATATAGTAGCGCTTATCATTAAATGGACGGTCTTCTATATATGTTATCCATTTGCCATAATCCGTTGTTAGCTTGATTTTTTCAATTAATAATTGAGCTACTTGCGTAACAGTATATTCGTGATTATCGTCACTTCCAACATTATAAATCTCTCCGATTTGTCCCTTCTCTAAAATTAATTTTAAGGCAGAACACACATCTTGCACGTGTAAAAATGCTCTAACATTAGTGCCATCGCCTTGTATTGTCACTGGTTTGTCTTGTAGCAACTGTTGGACAAACCTTGGAATGAGTTTTTCAGGATACTGATTAGGACCATATACGTTATTTCCACGAGTAATTATAATTGGCATTTTAAATGAATGATAATATGATTTAGCAATCAATTCCGCTGCCGCTTTTGTTGCTGCGTATGGATTTGTTGGACATAATACAGAACCTTCGTGTTTCTTCTCTTCATTCTCAGATATCATAGATTCACCATATACTTCATCAGTTGAAATATGAATGAACTTTTGTATCTTACCATATTTACGACACGCTTCCAACAATGTATGGGTACCAACAACATTATCGTGGGTATATTGTAAAGCATTGTCAAATGAATTTTGAACGTGTGATTGTGCAGCAAAATGTATCACTGTGTCTATTTTATAAATTTCCAAAATATTTGCAATCAAATCAAATGAACATAAATTTCCTTTTATTAAATGGTAACGACCGGACTTTCGTAGTGATTCAGTTATATTATTTTCGCTAGCACAATAATACATTGCGTCTAAATTAACAATATTTACATTCGGATTTTGTTCCAAATAATAATTCACAAAGTTTGAACCTATGAAACCGCAACATCCAGTAACTAAAACGTTCATTATTAAATATTATAGAATATAATATTTAAATATTTATAACGCTTTAATTATTTATAATGTTTTATAATATTTCTTTACAAGTTATTTTTCATTTTAATCAACATTTCTTTTACAGCCTCTTTAATTGGTTTAATGTCACTTGAAGTATCGCTTTCTATAACACTTGTATCTAAACAATTATTAGAACGTTTTGAAGCTAATATACCATTTTGTTCTTCAATTGAAAAATTATCCCAAGTAAAATTTGGGTCCACTATTTCTCTATACATTTCTAAAATCTCATTATGGCTAATTAGTCCTGGATTAGTCAAATTAATTGTTCCTACTTTATTGTTTAAAGCATATTGTATTACAACTGGTAATAAATTATCTAAAACAGTCATAGAGTTTGGTATTGAACATATCTTTTTATAATTAGTGATTTTTGTGATAAAGTTTCTTGGACTTATTTCACTTGTAATTGGCATTCGTATTCTAATGTTCAAAACATCATCGTTATATAATTCGTGCATTAATCTGTCCGTATAACCTTTTACAATTGAGTAAGATGAACCAAAAAAATTAGGTTTATCATGTTCTTTAAAACCAGTTGTTTCATTTCCAAAAGGATGTTCGTCGTCATAATCAAATATACAACCTGTGCCTAAATATGTAAAATGACAATTTAATTTTTTACATACAGACGCTAAGACAATTGGAGCATATAAGTTATCCTTTATATTTTCTACAAGTTTTCCTGGGTTTTCCAAGTAATCAATGGTTGAAATTTGTTCTCCATTATATACTCCATGGGTTCTTCCAATAAATGACATTACGTGAGTAATATTTTCTAATGCCTTTATTTCGGTTTCAATTCCGATATAATCATCCGCTCTACTTGTTGCTTTTGTAACTTTATAACCCATACTAACTAACAATGTATACACTTTTGAACCAATCCATCCATTTCCACCGAACAATAAAAAACTAGGACCTTGACTATTACTATTATTATTACCCATTGTTATACTAATATTTGTAATCTATGTTTAAATTAGTTATACACTAATATATTTTTTTGGTCCTTTTTGGTGGTTTCACAATTCTTTGTTGTCTCCTTGTTAGTTTATTATATTCTTTATTATGTTTTTTTGTGTTTTTTTTATGTTGCGGTTTTACAGTTGGTCTATTGGACTTTGTCTTTCTATTTCTATTTCCTCCCATAAGACCACTAGCATTTGTGTCATTAGCATTTGTATCATTAGCATTTGTATCATTAGCATTTGTATCATTAGCATTTAAAGCATTAGTATCTAGCATTTCTTTTAGAGCGGTTAATTCTTTTTTTAAATTAGCTTTTTCGGTCTCTTTATTTTGAATTATAGACATATTTTCTTCACTAATTGTTTCTGTTCTCTTTTTTGGTCCTAATAATTTAATTTCAGTTACTAATTCTCCTAATCTGCTTTCCAAATCTTCTATTTGAGTTACTATTTTTGCACCTTCTTCTGAAACCTTATAAGCACTTATTTTTTCCTCTTTAATTCTTTCTTTTTCCTTTCTTTCGGCTGATGATGCAGATGTTTTTGATTTTTTTTCTGCGCTAATTCTGGCTTCTTCTTCCAATTGTAATCTTTTTTCAGCATCTTCTCTTTCTATTATTTCACGAACTTCTGGAGCTATTTCAGCATTAGGATTTTTCTTTAAAGCCGCCCTTGCATTTTTGACATTATCTTTTTTCTGTTTTTCTAAAAGTTTTTTAGCATCCGCTTCTTCTTTTAGTCTTTGTTTTTCTGCCGCCTTTTGTAGTTTTTCTGCTTCATTGGTTTTATTCTTGCTTTCAGCTCTTTTTTTTCTTGCTTCTTCTTTATCGGTCATCTCATTTTCAATCTCCATCTTTGCTTGTGAAGGGACAAATTCTGTTTCATAATCTAACCAATCGGCATATGAGCTATTTTTCAAAGGTTTTATTGTTCTCATTGGATTTTTTAGTAACCCAGAAGAAATAGAACTATTATCAGTTCCCTCTATTGTTGATGTAGAAACATCCGGAATAACTGCTACCTCATTTAACTTTACAGTTTTATCTTTTACATTCAGAAATTCTAGAGATTTTAATAATGAGTTTTTGTCTGGTATTTCTAATTCTCTTGTAACGTACACAACATTACCCATTAAACCGTTATTATTTAATTCTCCTTTATTTCTTGATACTAATAGGCTTCTACTCGGATTTTGACTTGCCGATGTAAACATATATCCTGTTATAGATTGGTCGTTTATGCCATCTTTTCCGTTTAAAAGAATATAAATCGAACGGAAACCAGAAGGCCTATCACCTTGAATACCAAGTCTTAACCCATTACCTTTTAAATCGTATGGAATAACAGCTCCTCCTTTACTAACACTCCTATAAATTAATTTATGTTTTATACCATTTTGTTTATTTTCATTTCCTTTAAAATTTCTGTTATTCAGAACTTCTTGAGGAAACAAATCATAATTATTGACGTAACCTCCCCATTTAAAACACGCTTGGCATTCCTGCAAATAATCACCCATTGTTTTTAAGATAGTAGATGACAATAAGTTATTGAAATTTAGCTTATCAACTTGGTATTGGACATTTTTCCACATTGTCTTGATAACTGCCAATGTTCCACCGCGCTGACCCCCAGCTGTTTCTTCAGCTGAATTAGATGTAGCCTCAGTATATACAGTATCATATATTTGTTTTATTTTTTCGATTACACTTCTGTAAGCTACTCTGGCGTTTAAATCACGCGATTCTGATACTTTTATTCCAAGCGTCGAAAGCGTCATTACATCTTTTTCTCCTCCTTCTTCACAGACCAAATCATAATAAAGTTTTGCTGTTAGTTCGTCGGTTCCATTAACGGTTTCATTGTAATTTAATACAACCCCTCCAAATGATATTTTTCTACCGGTTTCATTTGAGTAAACTATTTCAGAATAAGATGTTCCCACTTCTTTTGGTTCTGAAGAATTATATTTTAATGAACAATTATCCATTGCATCCATCATAGACGATGTTGGACAAAAAATACCCCTTTGTAAATTACGATATAGACCAAAAATTGGCTGACTATCTTTAAACCATTTATTGTAATTTTGTTCAAAATCACTAAAAAACTCTGGATTTGTTTTCAATTGTTCCAATAAAAATATTTTGTTTTCTAACGCTTTTATCTGGGTTCTTTTAGTCTCTTCCAATTTATATGCTAATTCCAATAATTTGTTATATTCTATTATTGTTATGGTTCCAGCTTTTTTTTTTGAAGTTAACTGTGAAATTGGAGTAACGTATTGTTCTGCTATATCTGTATTTATTTTATCCAATTCAGAATTTGTTGAAGCCAACATTGTTTCTAATTTTTCTTGATTTACACCTGTCTCATCATATACTGTTTGTTTTATATCGTTTAAACATTCAGTAACAGCTGTAGCAAAATTGTTTAGATAGAACAATTTGTTTCCATTAATATTAGCACCAACATTCGCTGCATTATTAATAATAAACTTAAATTTTGGAGCAGGTAAATTAAATTTAGTGCCTGTTTTGTGCATTAATGTCTGATTTAAACTCAATAATTCATATAAATTATCTACTGTTTGTCCTTGTTCGTCTAATTGTATAGGTTCAATTTTACTATTTTGTAACTGTTTTATTGTGTACATATTATTCTGATATGTTTTTTTCATTTTATCAAATAACAGTGGCATTACTGTCTTTCTTGGTTGTTCTATTATATCTACGTTAGGGTCCTTAGAACTTTCTACAACTGGTTGTTCCTGTATAGAAGTAGAAGCAACAGGTTCCTCTAAAACGACAGGTTGTTCCTGTATAGGAGTAGAAGCAACAGGTTCCTCTAAAACGACAGGTTGTTCCTCTATAGAAGTAGAAGCAACAGGTGATTCTGGAATTACATTTTCTATAGCTGTTTCCGTCTTTAATGGAACCATCTCAATACCTTCGTCAGTTGGGGTGTTTCCTCCACCCTCCATTCCACCAGACCCAGCTGAACCATCTGAAGGGTCATCGTCGCAATCTTCACACATTTCAAAAAACTCTTCGGCTTCTTTTTCTAATGCCATTCTTTCTTGTTCTGTTACATCTACTGGGGAAACATCAGGATTATCAGATACTTCATTATCTAAACCCACTTCTGGTTTAGCAGTTAATGCTGAATTTTTTATGTAGTAATCATAATAAAATGCGTCCATATAATCTTTTAAGTGGTTATCTATTTTGTCTCCGAATGTTAGAGTCTTTGATGGAGACATCTCAACTAACAAACGTTTTAAAATAAGAATTTCTAATATTAATAATTCATTATTTTTATGTCCAGTCATACCTTGAATTGGATATATTTCAACTAATTTATCATATGTAATCTGGTTCAATTCCTCAAACCCAAAAACATATTGTTCAGGTGTTATTTGTTCTGTAGGAGTATCCGGAAAAAATATTTTTTTCCAAATTCCTAATTTTATAAACATACCACGAGCAATAGTTGTTAAAAGATTATTATGTGTTATAAATATGTATTCTGGAACTTCAAAATATTTTTTTGTGGATTTAGGTAATAATGGAGAAGAAGAACTGGACGATGAACCAACTTCTTCTCCTACTACTGCTTCTCCTACTACTTCTCCCTCTTCTCCCTCTTCTCCTTCTTCTCCCTCTCCATCACCCCCTTTTTTGCTATTAACTAACAACTCAAATTCCGAGTAGTCTTTTTGTGTCAAATAAACTACATAAAAAATAATAAACTGATATAATACTTCAGAAGAATTTAACACATCTAAGGGATTTTCAGTTGGTTCCTTTTCATAAATACCAGAGTAAGCTAATCTAAGTAATTTAAAAATATCAGAATAAAATAAGTACTGAATAGAGTTATCAGTTACTTCCATTTTTGCATCATTAAAATCATTTATAATATAATCAAATGAAGACAAAATAGCTTTGTTCATTATACCATTTTTATCGTCCGTTTTCATATCATCTGTTTCATCTTCATTGTCATTGCCATTGGCATTGTAACCTAAATATGTTGCAACATATGTGTTTAATGATGAATGGAAAGCTAAAAAATTAGCATCTTTCTCTAAAGCACTAATAACCTGGTCATACTTATTTTCGGTTAAAATAGTTGATACTGGTTTAAATAACAAATCGGAAACATCGGTTAGATTAACGGATTTTACGAATACTGGCTCTAAACCTGGTTCTAAAGCTGGTTCCAAACCTTGTTCTGCACTTTGTTTTGTACCTTGTCCCAAACCTTGTTCTGAAGCAGGAAACTTTTGTTTTTCATCTAAATTTACAGTCATAGTAGTTTCGCCTAGACTTTTTTCTAGTCCTTCTAAATTTTTTACATTTGGTTGCGTAATTCCTCCTATATAGGTTCCGCCTCGAGTAGGTATTAGACTTTCACTCTTTTTTTGATAATTTTCAAAAATCATCTTTTTACCTGGTTTAGTAGTTTCATCTTCAAATTGGTCGTCATTATATAGTTTTACTTCTCTATGTCCTCCAACAGCATATGAAAAAATTTTAAAAATGGGATTTCCAATAGTTATTCCTAATGATTGAAATAAACTAGGTGTTGTTGGATCAGAACTAAAAACATTATCTTTAATAACTCTTGTATGCATACTTGCTAAATTATAATCGTGGACGTAATCGTGAACAAAAGCACTTAAACACAATACAATCATATCTTCTTCTCTTTCAAATTTAATTGTATTTTTAGATACACCGTTTGGTGTTATAGTGACACCATTCTCAGTTACAGTTTCAGACCTAGAAGGAAATACTTGTTTATGTGTTAAATTAACTGCAGTTATTGATGGAGCTACAATTGTATTGTTCATATAATATGTTTATAAAATATTACATAAATCTAAATCTAATTGATTATATTTATTATTTGCGCTTATAATGGGGTTTACTACTTTTCCCACGTTTACTACTTTTCCTATGTTTATGTGTTTTCCTATGTTTACTAGTTTTTAAATTAACCCCTTTTGCTGTTGTTCTTTTGTTAGTAGCACTTTTTGCATTTACAGTTCCTTCTAAAAAAGCAAAATTAATAACTTGGGTTTCTTCTGCCAATCCAGTTTTTTCCATAACAATTTCTGCACCAGCCCAATTAGGGCAAATTTCTGGGTTAGATTCTATGTTTTTAACAAATCCTAATGATTCATATTTTGGTTTAAGAACCTTTACGTTATCAGGTTCAGGTTCAATATATAGTTTAATGTTATTTTTACCTAAGTTTTGGACAACAAGTTGTTCCATAAAATAAAATAATGCTTTTAATGGGTTTCCTGTATTTCCAGAACTAGAGACCCTACATACATCATTTATCCAAACATCTGCACTATTAATATTTTGTGATTTTGAAGAAGATGTGCTAGAAGTATTACACCAATCATATATTTGTAATGTTCCGGATGCTACATTATCAATATTTACTGGATTAACCATTATAAACGCACTAACATCATCATTATTTAAGTAATCTTCAACTGCGGGTTCATCAACATCTAAACAGACGTTCCCTTTAAACATACGGTTACCAAAATAATCTACAATTTCGTCATACTCTTTTTGTTTTGTAATAGGTAATAAATACATAGTATATTCGTAATCGGTGGAATCTAAACTAAACGCGCCTTTGAATTTAGTTTTTCTTGTTTTATTTATAAAAGATATTGCGACCATTATATATAATATTTATAGATTAAATTAAAGGGATTGCTTTTCTTTGCTCCTGAACCTTCAGGAGCAAACATTTTATAATCTTTATCAATAACAAAATTTTTTTCTAATGTAACTTTTGCATTATATTTTTGATTAAATCCCAACCATTTCCATACATTGTCTAAATCAATTACATAATCATTTTTGTTATCATACTTCAAATAACAGTAAAAACTAGACAAAAATAATTGCTGTTCATAATTAGTAAAATTATTTTTAACCTTTTCAACTAATTTTGACTGGTAATTGCCAGTTAGTTTAGTGATAGGATTGCTCTCAATCAGTTCTATAATGTCTACGCTCATTTTATAAATTAATATATGGAGATGTATTTCAGTTGTTTTTTGCTTTTAATATTAAAATACAATAAAAGTATTTAATTTTTAATATTAAAATATATGAATAAGAACCACACGATATATGGTGATTAATTTGAGTACGCGAGGCCTCCCATACCGCTCATAATTCTGAGCACGTTATAGTTGGTGGCATAAACACGGACCTTAGCAGTCTTAGTGCCCTCAACTGTAGCGTTAGACAAGACCAATTGAAGTGTGGCATTGTCAATACGAGAGAAGTTGCACGTTCCTGAAGGTTGGTGTTCCTCAGGGCGAAGAGCGAAGGAGTAAACGTTAATACCCTCATCAGGATTGCGGGTGTGTGCCTGGTAAGGTTGAACCCAAGAGAAGTAAGATCCTTCACGCTCAGAGAAGCGGTCCTGGCCGTTCAACTGAAGCTTGGCAGTGACAACGGGGTTCTGGCCCCAACAGTGAAGGTCCAAAGAGGTCTCGCACAAAACGAAAGAACCAGCATCAGAGACAGTGGAGTTATCGTTGTGGCTGCGACCCAAAGATGCAAGAAGCTTATCGGCTTCAGCAGCACTGATGTTAGGGTAAATGGTAGAAGCATTGACGCCGGCAGTGTTTATGTGACCGCCAAAGTTAGGCTGGTTGTAAACATTGTCAGGTCCGTGCCAGTATCCAGTGAAACCAGGAGGAATATCATAATCCAAAGCACCGGCATCATTGAAAAGACCCTGAGCATCAATGTAAGAGCGAGAGTCAGCGGCCAAAGCAGCGGGGCCTCCGAAAGCGTGGATAGCATTGGGAAGAGCATCGATGGCATCGGTGTAGTTGAAGGGCTGAGCACCAAGAACCTTGAACAAAAGAGCATCGCAAACCAAAGATGAGCAATAATCTACGTTCTGATCGGGCTGGACAACCCAGATAAGCTCCTTAACGGGGTGGTTAAAGTTAAGCTTGATCTTGTTGCTGGAAGAACCGACAGACTCATCACCAGTGAATTGGAGCTGAGTAATCAAGTATTCGTGAGGGTTCTGGGCAAATCTGCGACGCTCATCAGTATCCAAGAAGACGTAGTCAACATACAAAGAAGCAGCAACCAAAGACTGGTTATAAGCGATGGCAGCAGGCACAGGGCGACCAGGTTGGAACTGGTTTGATGCATAGCTGGGGTTACCGGCAGGAACATCACCAGTGTTGCAGCTCAAAGTGGTAACAGCCCACAAGCACTCATCAATAGGGCG